GTGCGCGCCAGTTGCTCGACCACGGGCACCAAGGTGAAGTCGAGCGTCAGCAGCGCGCCGCCGTTGGTGTTGACGTGCTGCGCGCTGGCGTTGATGGGCAGCGTCAGCACGCCGCGCACGATGGCCCCGGTCTGCGCTGCGCCTTGGTCGCGCAGATCGTCGTCGAGGAAGTTGTCGACGAATAGGCCGCGTTTGGCCGCTGGTTCGCGGATGTTGGCGTCGATGCGCAAGCGCTCCAGCGCCATCAGGTCGTACAGGTCGGCGATCTGGCGCTGCATCGCTGTCAGCTCGGCCACCTTGATGGTGCGCACGGCCACGTTGCGCACCTGCGGCTGCGTGTCGCTGCGCCAGTCGTGGACGATCTCGGCCAGCGCCAAGCGCGCGCCGCCCAGCGTGGGTGGCGCCGGGTTGCGCACCTGGCTGATGCCCTTCTTGATGCGCTCGATCTGGCCGTCGGCGCTGAGCACCAGCACGTCCACGCGCGCCAGTTTCCACAGGTAGTCGATGTGCATGGTCGAGTTCTCGACCACGCCGGCAACCCTAAAGCCGCTGTCGCTCAACTCGGTGGGCGTGAGGCTGGCGATGTACTGGTAGGTGACTTGGTAGCTCGAGCCCGGTGCCGGCTCGGCGCCGCCGGGGCTCCAATCGAGCTCGTCGCCCACCAGCCTGAAGTCGGTGCCGGCGCTGTAGGTGGTGGTGCCTTGCCTGACCGTGATCACGGCCACCACGGCTGGCTCGGTGAGCACGTCGCGCGCGCCGGTGAAGGGGCCGTGAACCACGGTCTCGGTCTTTTGCTGCGTGACCTTGATGTCGAGCACCTGGGCCAGCGGCGGCCGGTTGATGGTCACCACCATGGTGCCGTCGCCGCTGTTGCGAAACACCTGCGGCTCGCTGTTGACGCGCTGCAGATCGGGGTCGATGGGCAGGCGCAGGCGCTGCGACTGGCTGCGCTCGACCTTGAAGCCGTGGATGTTGGCGCGGCCTTCCGAGACCGACAACACGTGCTCTTGGGCCTCGGTGTCGGTGCTCAGGAAGCGCACGCCAAGGCCTTCGGTGACGTAGTGGCCGTTGGCGTCGTAGTCGTAGCGCGCCAGGCTGGCGATCACGCCATCGAGCGCCGGCGGCTGACGCCGGTTCTCGATGATGCCGTTGTCCAGCGCATAGACGCCGTGGAAGTCGCCGCCTTGGCCGTCGCTGGTGTCCGCACCTTCCCAGCCCCAAGACAGAACCTCTTGCAGCCGCCCGGCACCGGGCTCTTGGTAGTTGCGCACACCCACCGCTGGCTCGCGCAGGGTGGGGTCTTCCAACTCGGTCACGGCGCGGGTGTTGAAGCGCACGCCAATGGACACGCGGCCGTCGATGGGCACGGTGAAGCTGGCCGGCGGCACCTCGCGCACCGCACCACGCAGATAGACGCGCCCGGCCTCAAGCGTCACAAGGCCGGTCTCGATGTCGATCTGCAGGTCAGCACCGCTGACGATGTCGCCGTCTTTGAGCAGGGCGTCGGCCACGCCTTGCAAGCGGTGGATCAGGGCCGATTGAATCTCGTTGAGCTCTCGAGACTGCAGGCCGTCGCCGGCGCGAAACAGCAGCTGCGTGTAGTTCTTGGCCGGGTCAAACAAGTTGTAGTGGCGCTCGATCATGGGATGCCTCTCGCAAAATCAGAAGGTGACGACAAACTCGAAGGTCTCGCGCGTGCTGGGCTGGCGCACGATGGGCACCGAGTTCTGCAGCACGAGCAAGATGCCGGGATCGGTGAGCTGGGTGGGCGCAAAGAGCTTCTGTCCGATGGGCAGCGCTGGATCGGTCTGGGTGCCGACGAACAGGCCTTGCTCGCGCACCACCGAGCGCGCGGCGTCCTCGAAGTCAAAGCGCACCCGGATGAACAGGTGGTTGGTGGGCTCTGGCACCAGCCGGTAGCGCCCGGTGGGCACAACGATCACGCCCTCGGGGTCGGGCGCAACGAAATAGACCTCGTCGACCACGCGCCGTGCGACCTCGCGCAGCAAAGCGGTCTGCACCACCGGCTCGGGTGGGTGCCCGATCTTGAAGCGCACCCAGACCTCGCCTTGCTCGGGGATGGTGCTCGCGGGCAAGCGCCGGATCAGGCCCTCGCGCGCGTTGGCGCTGTAGTCCACATCGAGCGCATACAGGGTGTCGCCATCGAGCGAGGTGACGCGGATGTCGCTCAGGTGCAGTGCGCCCAAGTCGATCAGGCCGGCGGCATCAAAGGCGGTGCCGATCTCCCTGTTGGTGTCCCACAAGGGGTCGCCCTCGCCCAAGGCCAGGTGCAGGGTCTGTTCTTTGATCGCTGCGGCAAGGGCCGCGCGACCGCTGGCAGTCAAAATCGCCATCGGGTGCTCCTTCAGTGGTGAGGTGGATGCGTTTGTAGACACCAGCCAAGCCATCGGCTATACTGCGTCTGTATCTACGTTTGTTTCTACGAAAGGGCCATCATGGCGCTTCAGCATGTAAAAAAATGGGGCAACAGCCCTGCCGTTCGGCTGCCGGCAGCGGTGATGGAGGCGGCAAACCTCCGGCTGGATCAGGCGGTGCAGGTGCGGGCGCTAAACGGGCGCATCGTCATTGAGCCGGCCGCGCCGGCCTACGATCTGGATACCTTGCTGGCCGGCATCACGCCGCAAAACCGGCACACCGAGCAAGACTTTGGGCCTGCGCAAGGGCAGGAACTGCTCTGATGGCGCTGTACGCCCCCGATGAAGGCGAGATCGTTTGGCTCAACTTCACGCCCCAAAGCGGACACGAACAGGCCGGGCGCCGACCGGCCGTCGTCCTGAGCCCCAAGGCGTACAACCAGCGCTCGGGGCTGCTGCTGTGCGTGCCGATCACCAACCAGATCAAGGGCTACCCTTTCGAGGTGCCGCTGTCTGGCGACGGAGCCAGCGGCGCTGCCTTGGCCGATCAAGTCAAGAGCCTAGACTGGAAGTCGCGCCAAGCGCAGCGCAAGGGCCAGGCCACGAGCGCCGAGTTGGCCGAGATCAAGGCCAAGGTCAAGGCGCTGCTCAAGCTCGTCTGAGCGCCTCGCGCTCGTTCGGCTGCGTGCTGTGGCTGCTGTGGCCACTGCCTATGTGCTCGCGCATTTCTTGCCATGTCGAGCGCGGCCAGCGCACGCCCGTCCAGTTCTGGCCGCGCCAAGCGGCGCGGTTGCTAGCAGCTTGACGGTAACGCGCGTTACAGCTTACAATGTGCGCACCATGCCCATGCTGACCGTTGTAGAGACCACGACTTTTCAGCGGGAGGCGGCCAACATCTGGCGCAGCGATGAGCGCGAAGCGTTCATCAACTGGATTGCCGCCAACCCACAAGCGGGCGACGTCATTCCAGGTGCCGAGGGCGCTCGGAAAATTCGCTGGAAAAGAGCCGGCTCAGGCAAGCGCAGCGGCGTGCGCGTGGTTTACCTAAACTTTTTGCCAGAGGGTTTTTTGCTGCTGATCGCCATCTACGCCAAGAGCGAACGCGAGAATTTGCCGGCCAAGGCCATTCAACACAGGAGCTAAGCCATGAACATCAAGGGTCTGCAACACATGGATCTCAACAAGATGGCTGCCGCCATCGAAGCGGATGCTGGCCAAGCATTGCCGGGCCTGCGTGAAGGCTTGGAAGACGCGAAAGCTGGCCGCTTTGGTGCGGTGCATACGCCGCGTAGCAAGCAAAGCGCCTACGAAAAGCGCAAGCTGCAGACTGGCGCCCAGCGCATCCCCGGCGGACTGCTGTCGCCTGAAGCTTTTGCAGCACTGCAAAAGCTGCTCGAGCGCGGCGCTCCATCGAAGGCGGCAGCCATCAACCAAGCGTTGATTGCTGCTGCGCATTAACGGCAGCAGTCGCCCATCTGCTTGGTGCTTGAGCCCCATGGGTGACCGGGCGGGGCAGTACAGCATCCGCATCAACGACCAGTGGCGGCTGTGCTTCGTTTGGGAAGCCGGCCACACTTGGCAGCGTCGAGATCGTGGATTGCCGCTGGAGGCGAAATCATGGTCAGATCCCCGATTTTCGTGACCCCCGATTTTCGCTCGGCAGTCAATATCGCCATCGGGTGCTCCAGTGTGTAAGAAAGGGGTCAGGGGAAATCAGGGCTCTGTGCTGTGGCTGCTGCTGTGGCCACTGCCTATGTGCTCGCGTATGTCTTGCCATGTCGAGCGCGGCCAGCGCACGCCCGTCCAGTTCTGGCCGCGCCAAGCGGCGCGGTTGCTGTGCGTGGCCGCGCGCTTGGGCTGCACGCGCGCGCTGCTGTTGATCGCCGTGGCCTTGGCGTGCAGGCGCAGCAGGTGGCTGGCGCTGCGGTCAGGGAAGTCGTAGGGCTCGTTGCCATCGAGGCCAGAGGTGCAAATGTGCATCTCTGTGAGCGTGCGCCAGCGCACGGTGCCTTGCGCGCCCAAGGCCATGGCACCCAAGATGGGTGCGGGCTCCAAGTGCACCAGCGTGCGCCGAGGCGTGCGGGTGTTGACCTCGCCCAGCAGCACCTCACCCAGCACCACCTGCGCCTTCTGAAACAGGCGCTCGCGCCAGCCTGCTGTGGCGTCTGGCAGGGCTGGGTTGATGATGCTGTGCTCGCGGCTCAGTGAGCCTTGATCCAAGCTGGGTACCGAATCGCCCAGCATCCAAGCGCCCAAGGTCTGATCGGCGCGAGCGCGCACCCGGTGGGTGCTGGTGCGCTCGCCGAGCGTCTGCGTCGTCAGTCCCGGTAGCGTCAGCGCCGCCGGGTGATCCCTGAAGAAGCGCTCAAGCACCTCGAGCCGCGCCAAGCGGTGCGGTGTGGCCGACAGCGGGTCGCCCTGCCCCAGACCCAAGCTGTGCCCGGTCTCGTGCCAGACAAAGCGCGGCAGGTTGGCGTTGATGTCGCCCAAGGGCGTGCTGTCTGAGAGCACCACCATGGCGCGCGCAAAGCGGCGCTCGGGCAGCAGCGCCTGCGCACCGTGCACACCCAGCGCGTTGGCCAGCGTGCGCAGGTGCGCGTGCATGATCTCTGGGTTGCGCCCGTGGCCCGGCTCCCCCAGACTATGAAAGCTCAGCAAGACGCGGTCGAGCAGCCTGGCCGTTGCAAAGCGCACCGCCTCGCGCGCCGTCGCCAAGTGGGCGCTGGGTGCAGGGTGCGCCGCGCGGTGCGTGCGGCCAAACGACAGCTTGGTCTTGCCATCGCCCTGCCAAAAGACGCCGCTGTGATCGGACAGCAGCGCCTCGCCCAAGCGGCTATGGGCCAGCACCATGCGGCGCAGGTCGTAGCCATGAAAGATGCGTGATAGGCGGCTGCGCGCGGGTGCCGACAGCCGGGCTATGGCGATCAGTCTGGCGATCTCGGCGTCGTCGTCGAGCACCCGCCCGGGGTCGAGCTGAAACGATGCGAAATGCACACCCGGTGGCTCTTGCTCGAGGGTGGCGCTCATGCCGATCCACGGCAAGGCGGTGGTCAGCGCCGCCGGTGTGCCGCGCAGACGCTGCCAGCGCAGGCCTTCGGCGATGGCGCGGCGCGGCTCGGGCAGGTAGGGCAGCAGCTCGCCCAAGCCGTACTCCCAGAGCAGCCAAGGCAGCAAGGCGTCGGTGGGCTCGGTCTTGTAGCGCCGCAGCGCATCGGCATCCAGCGCCAGCCGTGGCAGCGGGTCGCTGGCCAGCGACAGCGCCTGCTCCAGCGGCGTGGCGTTGGATGGCAGCAGATGTAGGGGTGTCATAGGCCCTCCAAGGCAGGCGCGGGTGCGCGCGGGTGCGTGTTATCGGTCGCGCCCGGCAAACTCCAGCCGCAGCGCCTGCAAGCGCACCGCTTGGTTGGCGCTGGCGCGCACGCTGGTGCTGGGCTCGAGCAGCTCAACTTTGTGCACACCGGGGCGCTGCAGGTGGGCAATGACCCACGAAGTTGTCAGATCGCGCCCCAAGCCGGGCTGCGCGGCCAAGGTTTGCCTAAACTGCGGGCCGATGACGGCAAAGGCGTCCATGGGCGCATCGGGGTAGAGCCAGATGCGCGCGGCGACGGTGACGTCGATGAGCTCAGCGGGTGCCACGTCCACGGTGTCGGTCAGCACGCGGATGTCGTCGCGCAGCACCACGGCGCTCACGGCCGCAAGCGTGGCGGCGATGCGCTCGGCGGTGGCCTCGTGGTGATCCTTGACCAGCACGCTGATGCGCACGCGCCCGGGTTGCGGGCTGTCCACCTCGACTTCGGCCACGTCATTGGATGCCGTCAGCGCCCAATAGCGGTAATGTGCCGCCCCACCGGCGTTGGAAAAGCCGATGATGCGCACGCGGGTGCGCAAGCGCAGCGCCTCGTCGCCCTCGTCGGGCATGCGCACGACACCGTAGAAGGCCGCCAGATGGTCAAGGTCGCCGCCACTGGCAAAGGCCAACAGCGCCGCCTTGGCGGCGGCGTTGATGCGGTTTCGGAGCAAGACCTCGCGGTATGCGGCCACCTCGAGCAGTTTGAGCGCCGGATCGGA